AGCTGGCCCTCGTGTTCGGCCACTGGTAACTGGCTTCAATATACGTCAGGAACCGGCGTCGGTTGCATCACCACGGGATATCCTGCTGGTAGTTTGTCTGGCTCGTCTCTGCCAGCAGGCATCACTGGGTCGTCCCTGACTTCATTGGGGACGATAGCTACCGGCGTCTGGAACGGCACCGCAATAGGCGCACAATGGGGCGGCACCGGCCAAAACACGTCCGCGAGCACGGGCATCCCGTCGATATCGAGCGGAACGTGGTCGGTCACCACTACCCCGTCGTTCACGGGCACCAACATCAGCGGGACCGCCGCGAGCCTGACCGCCGGAATCGCGAATGCGGTCGCCAGCGCCACGACCACGGTCAACGTGTCGAGCGCGACCGCACCGACCCTCGGACAGAACCTCACGGCAACCAGCAGCACCACTGCGACATGGCAGACCCCGCTTAACACCGTTGGCCCATCTCTGGCCTCGCTCTATCGCGTGTGGAATGCAATCGGCTCTGGAATAGTGCGGATCGAAAACCTTGGCGATTCGATCATCACCTGTAATCAGCAGGCTCCTTGCACGTTCGGTCCGATCCGGCTCGGTAGCACGTTCGCCTTGCAGTTGATCAACGAACTTTCTCAGCGTTACCCGCAATACTCGACTGGCGCTCGGCCAATCGTTCGGCTGTCGAACGCAACCACGACGGTTTCGGCTGGCGATGGCTACACGCTAACGTCGGGCACTATCACGAACTCGACATTACTGGGGCCGCAGGAAAGCGGGGTCTCGCTCAACGGCGGCTCACTGATGACGCTTTCGAGTGGCGGCGTCATCACGATCAACGTCGGTCAACCCTATTCGAGCGTGAACATCTATTGCGTGCCGGGCGCGAGCATCAACGGTTACACGGTGACGATCAACGGATCGTCCGTCGGCAGTGCATGCAACGCCAACAGCGGTACGGCCGCTGTCGCGATCCAGAACTTTGCGAACCCGGTAGCCTTCGCCAGCCAGCCGGCTACGGGATCGACGCTGACGCTGACGGCGCTTGGCGCGACGAACTATCTTTATGCCTATGAGGGCGTGCTGTTTTGCACTGCATCTAACACCGCCTGCACCACGGGCTTTGCTGTCGATAACATGGGCGTCGGCGGCGCATCGTCACCATGGTTCGCATCTGGCACCAAGACTGGCGTCACTGATGGCGGGATGGCTTGGGTAAAGATTCTACCCGGCAAGATCGCCCTTGGCACGCTGGAAAACGGCGAGAACGATGCCAACGCCAGCTCTGCCATCACCTCGACGCAGCAGAACGCACAGAATCAGATCGTCGCTACCGATCTGATCAACCTCGGCGCGAGCGTGATGTTTTGGGTGCCACCACCCTACAATTCGGGTGGTGCCCCTGCGACGTATGCCGCGCTTCAGCAAGGTTCGCTGACGTATTGCCAAGCACAAGGCTGGGCCTGCCTGAATATGGCGGACATCTTCATGGGCAGTATCAGCGGCACCACGTCGAGCGCCTTTCCATTCACGGCGCAGAACACCGGAATGGGGCTGACCCCACCATGGGGAGTGGCGCAAGGACTCGTGAACAGCAGCGACGCGCAGCATCTAAACGACTGCGGCGAATTGCTGGCGACGCAACAATTTCTCGCAACCGTGTTCCCACATATCATCTTTAACTACACGACTACAGGTGCATGCTCCCAGAACCCACAGGGATCAGGCATCGCGTCGGCGTACACGAATGCCACGACAGGCTTTACCATTGTCGCTGGCGCGACATCCAACACCGGGCAGTTGGAGTTTGTCGCGCCGATCGGTCAGACGTTCCACGCGGTTTGCAGCGGCTATATGCAGGTCGGAACCACGGGCATCGTATCTTTTGAAGTGGTGGGATCAGCGGCGATCAGCAGTGTCGTCAGCGTTCTGACTTATCAAACGGCGTCGGCCAGCGCCTATTCAAACACGGCAGCAGCTACGGCTCTATCATCAGCCATGGCTACGGCAAGTATCACGGCAGCCAGCAATTTGCAGTGGTCGCTGGACATTCACGGCGTCAACAGCACCAGCTCCAATTCATTCGCGGTTGAAGCCCATGAGGCTTCCGGCACGTTGACGATACCGGCTGGGGCTACGTGCCTTAACCAGATGAACGGGCCGCAGTAGCGTGGCCCTCAATTCGGTCTACGAGCCGCCGCTCAATGCCAAGAAGTGGTTCGACCCGCAGATCACGGTGCAGGGCTGGTTCGACGCGCAGTTGCTTGCTCAAAGCGGCAACATTTACAACGTCTCGATTTCGGAAGCGGCGACTGCGGTTGACACGGTAGCCGCCAAAGCGATTTTCAAGCCGGCGATCAGTGAGGCTGCAAGCGCCGTCGACACTGTCTCGACCCGCGCCATTTTCAGGCCCGCCATTAGCGAAGTCGCCAACGCGGTCGACACGCCCAGCACCCGCGCCATTTTCCGCCCGGCGGTTTCCGAAGCCGCCAACGCGGTCGACACGCCCTCGACCCGCGCCATTTTCCGCCCCGCCATCAGCGAGGCCGCCAGCGCCGCTGACAACGTCACGTCCAGCGGCAAGTTCAGGCTGGCGCTGATTGAGGCCGCCGCGGCGGCCGATAGCGTCACGGGCATAAAACGGTTCGTCGTCTCGACGATCGACGTCATGGCCGCGCTCGACGCCCTTGGCGTCAGTGAGTACGCGACGTGGGAGCGGTCGCAATTCATTGCCTTGCAGACCGACTACGGCTCCTCGGCGGTCGGCCGCTTCCTCCAGATCGCCTTGCCCCCTGCGGTCGACCATACCCAGGCTATTTCTTTTTTCATCTCCGTAGGGTACCAGATAGTTCCCGGCCAGGTGTTCACGGCGACCCTGACCCGCCCCGATGGGACCAGCATCAGTGTCAACTCGCTCCGCGTCCAGCCTCAATTCACCGACGTCTACACCGCGCTCGGGCGCTTCCACGGCGGCACCTATGTTTTCTGTTTCCTCAATGCGGGCGTACTCAACCAGATCGGCCAGTGGTCGATCAACGTCGTCACCGGCACCAGCGTGTCGGCGCCGGCCTATTTCACGGTGACCTGATGGCAGGCTGGTCTCATCAAAAGCGGGTCGCGTTCGAGCAGGCGTTCTACGCCTTCCTCTCGCAATGCCACATAAATTCCAAAGACGATGCCTTCATATCGCTGGGGGACAACATCTACTACGGCCAGCGCTTGTTCATCACCGCGATCATGGACGGCCTGGAAAAGGACATTCATGATTTCTACTGTTTGAAGTCTCGCCAGCTTGGCATCACCACTATCTGCCGCGCGCTTTCCACGTTCTACCTGGGGGTTCACCGCGGACTGTCCGGCGCGCTGGTGTTCGATTCGAACGAGAACAAGAACCTGGCGCGTGCCGAGTTGACGACGATGATTGCCGATTTGCCGGATACGCTGAAGTTTCCGGCGGTCAAGAAGGGCGGCGATAACCGGGACGGGCTGACCCTGGTCAATAATTCCAAGATTTTGTTCAAGTCAGCGGGCGTCAAAAAGACGAAGACCAGCGGCACTCTCGGTCGATCGGCAGGTTTGTCGATGACCCACATGAGCGAACTTTGTTCTTACGACAACAAAGAAGGCTTGGTGTCGTTCAGGCGTTCGCTGTCGCAGTTCAATCCTGATCGTCTTTACATTTACGAGTCAACTGCGCGCGGTCCCAATCAGTGGAAGGACATGTGGGATATCGCGCGGGCCGATACGGACCACTGCGTCTGTGTTTTTATTGGGTGGTGGGCGCACGACAAGCAACGGATCGAGCGGACCGACGAGAAGGACTGGCCGCTGTACGGTGTGCAACCTCCGACCAAGGAGGAGCAGGCCAAGATCGACGCGGTCAAGGAGCAGTACAATTTTGAAATCCAGCAGGAGCAGTTGGCTTGGTACCGCAAGCTGGTCGATCCGGCTGCACGCATCGAAGGCGATGTTGATGCGGGGTTCGAAGGCGATTCCCTGCAGAAGCAGGAAGATCCGTGGACTGAGGATGAGGCGTTTCAGCAAACAGGCAGCACTTTTTTTGCCGGCCAGTCACTGAAGGAACAGACCGACAAGTTT